GCGTGGCGCCCCGGATGCCAGCAGGGCCGCTCGCACGCGTGCCCCGTCGAGGCCACGCGCGCCCCGCAGAGCTTCGCGGACGTCGTCGTGACGGTGCGGCCGAGCTCCTCGCACCGTTCGCACGCGTTCACGGAGTGTCGGCAGCACGTCTCGGTGTAGGTCGCGGGCCTGGCCTGGCCGATCGCTCGGTTGTCGCGCAGGACGGTCCAGACCCGGATGGCCGTGGCGCCGCAGGCGCCGCAGATCACCGGCCCGATGCTGGACCCGACGTCCGCGGGCTTCAGCGTCTGTTCGTAGACGGCGCCGCAGCCCTGGCACTCCACGCGGTAGCGCTTGTCGGCGTTCATGCCTGGACCTCGTTGTAGTGAACCAGGCTGCCGATCGGGAACGCCATGCCGTCCTGCGGATTCTCGGCCGCCCAGGCCACGATGGCGTCGTGCCACTGATCCCCGACGCGGCCGGTGGTGTAGGTCTTGCCGGTGGTCGTGAACGGGAACCATTCCCGGCGGAACGCGAACGGGATGCCCCGGTCGGCGGCCGCCCTGGCGGCCTGGAACCTGTTGCCCTTGACGGTGCACTCGATCATCTCGCTCCCCTCCTGGCCAGGCACGCTGCCTGGCATCTGCCTGCGGTCCCCGCGCTACTCGGGCTCCCAGCACCGGGGCTCGCACTGCCCGAATTCGTTCAGCGGGCGGCCGCACGCGACGCAGTGATCGTCGTCGAGCCACGTGGAGTCGAGCACGACGTCGCAGAAACCAACACAATTCGGGTGCACGGTCTCGGCGGGGTCGTTCGGCCGGGAGTGACTCCAGCACACGCGGGTGCCATCGGGCCGGGTTCGCCATGCGCGGAAATTGCAGCGTTCGTCCATGGGCATCTCGCTCCCCTCCTGGCCAGGGTCGCTGCCTGGCGTCTGCGATTGGTCTAGCGGCCTGCCTGGGCTTGAGACCAGGCCGCCGCATTACTCCAGGCGCCGCGGGGCGCCGGGAGCTCTCTGCGCGGGGCTAGACCAGGGCCAGGGCCGCGTCGTACGCGGACGTCCGGACGTCGGCGTACGTGCCGAAGAGCACCGACTGTTGGCGCACCGTGGACACCGTGCCGTTGCTGGTGACGGGGTAGACGTGGTCGAGGTACTCCGTGATGGCGTTGTAGGCGCCCCAGGCCGTGGGGCCGGCGATGTTGGCGCCCTTGCCCTCGCCCGCGTAGAGGCTGACCAGGCGACGCTGGACGGCCTCCCACTTGTCGATGGCCTCGACGACCTTCTGGTCGGCGTCCTTCGGGGCGATCAGCGTGATCCGGCTGTCGCCGGTGAACTGCAGCGACGTGCCCTGGACGGGAGCCTGGAAGGCCTGGCCGAAGTAGTCGAGGGCGGCCTGCGGGGCGATCCGGGCGGCCGCGAGGGTGCTGTACTGCTCGCGGGTCGTGGCCAGGGCCTTGCGGGCGAGCTTGAGGGCCTCGCGCGCTTCGTCGAGGCGGAGCTTCGCGCTGGCGGTGTGCTTGAAGTGGATGGGCTTGCGCCAGGCGCCGCTATCGCCGAACCCCGCGGCCGTGAGCGTGTTGTGGCAGACCACGCGGACCGTGGTCAGGTCGCCGGCCACGGGGTGGCGACCGTCGTGGCCCCAGGCCAGGACGAAGTAGGGCTTGACGGTGTCGCCAGGACGGGCCTCGAATCCCGTTTTGTCGAGGTTCACGAGGGTAAAGCACCGGGCGCCGTCGTCCAGGGCGCCGATCGTCTCGATACACTGCGCGCCTTCGGCCACTAGGGCCTCGACGATCTCGCCGGCCTGCGCGTTCTGGACGGGCATGTAGCTCACCGTGGCGACGCCCAGCTGGGTGTCGTCGTCGTCGCGGGCGATGATCCGGGTATTGGCCTTGCTGGGGATCATGCCCCCGGCGTACCCGGCGTAGCTGATCTCGCGGAGGCTGACCGTCCACGGCAGGGTGCGCGCGAAGGCCTCCGCGACCGTCTGGAAGTGGTCGACCTTCTCGCCGAGGCCATGCCACGGGGTCTGCCCGGTGTAGGCCATCTCTACCTTGCCGTTGCGGATACTGAGTCGGTGCGCCATTGATCGATCCTCCTGGCCGGCCGCTCTGGCCGGCGCCTCTCCTGCGTCGCACGGTCCCATACCGTGCTACCCCTCACACTACCCGAAACGCTTGGGATCAGGTCAACTGAATTTTTTTGGCCTGTCGTGACGCGGGGTTACGTCGCACGCGCGGGATCATCTCAGGTGACGATCGTGCGACCAGCCGTGCGACCAGGGGACGTCGCACGGTGTCGCGTAACGCGTTGGAAACGCAGGCAGTAACAGCGTTTCAGGGCCGATGACGACACCTTTGGAACGCGGAGCATGTTTCGCGCAAGATCAATAGGTTGCGACGCACTCCCTGGGACGCGCCTCGGCCTGGTCGCACGCCTGGCGCCGCGCTGCCCGTGCGACTACCGACGGTGCGACGACGCGCCGGGGGGCGAAAGCAGACGGCTCGCCAGCGCGCCGCGGCGCCCCAATTCAGCCGCTCTGCGGCTGCCCCCCATGGTGCGCTCTCTGAAGGCTCATAGGACGCCTGTACGAGCCTCCTGGTGTCGCACGGCAGGCACGGCACCGGAGCTGTCCGGACGATCCGCCGTGCGACGTCCGGAGCGGCGAGCGCCGCGAGAAGGTGCAGAAGGTGCTTGCCGGTGTCGCGGCCGCCGCGACTGAACCCTGGCCAGGAAAGCCGCCGCGGGCGGCCGCCAGCGTGCGGCGCCTGGTCGCAGGGTGCAACGCGACGACACCGGCGCGTGCGACCACTGCAGCGCAAGTACCTGAAAAGAGGGGGCTAGCGGCCGCTACAGCTGATAATCGCTATTATGTCAAGGGTTTAGCACACCCTGTAGTGTGCGCGCTGGCGGCGTCTACCAGCGGTAGATCCCGGGCAGTTTCAGGGGCCAGGAGGCTTTCAGCCGCGCCACTGAACGCCGATACAACGATCGGACTGACCTCTCGTCACCGTATAGGCACGGCCGATGGCCGGGTAGGCAATCCCGATCGGACCGATCGAGGTCCGTACCTCCTTCCGAGTGGCGCGTGCATGAGCCTCCCTGCGCTCCGGATACATCTCAGAAAACCTAGCCGAGCTCTGCAGTAGTGTCGCACGCCGAGCTCAGCGCTCTATCCGCCCGGTGGGGAGAGGAGACGTCGCACGTGTCGCACGGGGCTGTATCTCTCTGGGGTCCAGAGCACGTCAGGGAGGAGGACAAGGCACAGCGTGGGGCACCCGCAGGGCGGGTGAGAGAAACCGAAGCGGTCAGGAGGGCGGCCAGTCGACGGGACCCCGGGGACTGTGCTGCCAGGAGCAGGGTGTCAGCCGCGGCCGGCGGGGACGCGCTGTCGACAGGAGCGGGGGGCGAGCCCGCGCCGCGTTACGGTGACACCAGAGCAGGCTCGTCGGTAGTTACCAATTTCGTTACAAATTCCCCTTTCCCTTCAGCTCCGCACCGTGCGAGCATCGGCTTCGCCAGCGGTCGACGCCCTCCCCTGGGTAGTGGAAGTGACACGGTGAGGCGAGGCGGGGTGTGGTGTGGCTCGGCTTGGTCCGGTTTGGTCAGGCACGGCACGGCTTGGTCTGGTGAGGTATGGCGTGGTTGGGAAGCAGCACAAGGGGGTCGGAGCGATCCGGCCCCCTTCCATTTCCGGAACCGGTGGAACCGGTGCCGGGTAACACCCCCCGCTATTCCGTCCTTTCTCCCACCGGCGCCCCACCGCGGAACCCTGGCGTTTTCTAGGTTCGTCGGATTTCCCGGTGCGCCGGACAGCGAATCCCGTTCGGATTCACACTCGAGACCCCCCGTTAGAGCCGTTAGGGAGGACGTGGTATCGGAGAGCGTCTATGGATAGGCCGGCGACATATAGATGCTCTCCGATAGCTCAGAATACGTCAATGAAATAAGCCACTTACGTGCTGAAGTTCATCCCGATAGGCCACCCGGGAGCGCGTAGAACCGCCTTTACCGGTCGCGGTCCTTCGGCTTGGGCTTGCGGGCCGCCGGCCCGTGGAGCCCGTAGTGGTCCTCGCCCAGCTCGGCCACGGCGTCGGCCACGGCCATCAGCCCTTCCTTGATCAGCGTGGCGGCAGCCACCACGGCGTCGCCGAGGTCCCCGCCCTGGGCGGCGGGGGGAAAGGGGACCGGCCGCCAGGGGGGGACCTGGGCGGCCGGGAGAGACGAGGAGGTCACGAGCACCGGGGGAGTGAGGCCCGGCCGCGAGGAGTCTACCCCGGCCCGGGGCAGGGGGGCAAGCGGCCCCGGACCCCAGGCGCTGACCATCTGAGAGGCAGGGGGAGGCGGGGCACAGCCGCCCGCGCCGATCGGTCCCGATCGCAGAGATTGCATTCGCCGATGGGGGCGTGCGACAGTCCGGCCATGCAGCCCCCCGTCCGGCTCTGCAATAAGTGCCATGAGGAGGAGCGCGCCGGAAGTTCGCGCTGGGGCCGCCGCTGCCTCGCCAACCAGCGCCTCCTGCAGCGGCAGCGCAAGCGCGCCGGCCTGCCCCCGCCCTCCAAGGACGAGGCGGAACCCGCCCAGGCCAAGGCCGCCCTCCGAGTCCTCGCCCAGGAGGCCCGGGCCACCGTGACGCGGCCCGCGGTCGCGTTGGGGGCCGTGCTGCCGCCCTGTCAGGTCTGCGATCGCCTCAAGGTGAGCCTCGCCGCCGCCGAACGGCGCGTGCGCCAGCTGGAGGAGGACCTCAACGCCCTCCGCTTCGAGGCCCGGGCCAGGGCTCGGTTCACCGAGGCCCCCCAGGAACTCGCCGGCCAGGTCGTCGCCCATGGCCCGAAATGCACCTGCCTCGGGTGCCGGGCCGTGCGCGCCGAAGCGGAACGCTTGGGGTTGATCGGGGCCGCCCGTGCCGAGTAACGGCTGGCAGCCCCGCTTCCTCGCCGAGCTCGAAGAGGTCGGCGGTCGCTGGATCGCCGCCCGCGCCGCCGGGGTCACGAGGACGCAGGTGCTCGACGAGCTCGCCCGCAACCCGAGCTTCGGGCAGCAGGTCGAGGATGCCCTGGAGCTCTATGCCGATCGCCTCGAACAGGTCCTCGTGCATCCCCAGACCAAGAACGTCGTCGGCCCCATCGTGCGTCTCAAGGCCCTGCGGCCGCACCTGTACCTGGAAAAGCACATCACCCTCGGCCTCACCATGCACCAGGACAAGGTCAGCCACGGCGAGGCCGCCACCCTCCTGCGCGCCATGCTCGGCGATCTCCGCCCGGAAACCGCCGCCGCCTTCGCCCTCGCCACCGGCGTGCCCCTCGTGGAACGCCTGCCCGAGCCGCCCGTCGCGGAGCCGGAGGAGGCGCAGGACGACGACGTCGAGGACACCGTCCTGCTCCAGGGGGAGGATCGGCCGTCGACCCCCTGACCGCTCGCAAGTCCTCGCCCGCCGCCGTCACCAAGGCCGGCATCCGGATGCTCGCGTTGACCGATACCTATGCCCTCTGCAAGCGCATCCTCGGCTACACCGATCTCACCCCGTCCTTTCACGGGCCGCTCTGCCGCTTTCTCGATACCAGCCCCTACGCCAAGAACCTCTACCTCTGCCCGCGCCTGCACTTCAAGACGTCGGTCATCACCGTGGGCCGCAACATCCGCCGCTTGCTCCACGACGGGGTCAAAGGCGATCCCGCCAAGCCCATCCGCATCCTCATCGCCAGTAACAAGGAGGACAACGCCGCCGCCATGCTCGGGGAGATCCAGGCCAAGCTGCAAACCCCCGAGCTCCTCTGGGCGTTTCCCGATCTCCTCTATGACGATCCCGGCAAGGAGGCGGAGAAGTGGACCAAGACGGCGTTGACCATCAAGCGGCGGCCGCGCCGGGAATGCAGTGTCGAAGCGATTGGGATCACGGGGGAGCTCACCAGTAAGCACTACGATCACGGCACGTTTGACGATTTGGTGGGCAAGGAGAATTCCGAGACCATCGACGGCCTGGAAGGCGTCAAGGACTGGTATCGCAAGTCCCTCGCCCTGCTCGAACCGCACGCCACCCTCGATCTCGTCGGCACCACCTGGGCCACCGCCGATCTCTACAGCTATCTGCAGGAGCAGAAGCAGAAGGAGGGGCTGCGCCTGGGCGTCTACAAGATCGCCTGCTGGGAGAACCCCGACGGCACCGTGCCCAGCGTGCCCGATGCCCGCACGGTGCCCACGTTTCCCGAGCGCTTCAGTTTGGAGCGGCTGACCGAGCTCCGCACGGAGATGGGGGCCGAGGTGTTCGCCGCCCAGATGCTCCTCAATCCCGAGGACGCCTCGACCGCGGTGTTCGCCCGCGCCAAGATCCTGCCCTATCTCAAGTCGCGCGCCCAGATCGAGAGTGAGACCGGCGGCCTCGAACAGCTCTGGATCGCCATGACCATCGACCCCGCGATCAGCACGAAGGCCTGGGCCGATTACACCGCCATCGCGACGGGGGGGTTCGATCGCAACGGCGTCCTCTGGCTCCTCGACCTGCGCCGCGGGCGCTGGGCGGAGGATCGCACCCTGCGCGAAATCTATGACGCCTATGACGCGATCCCCGGGGTGCGGGTGATCGGCTTCGAAGCGGTCGGGTTCGCGCAAATCTACCGGCGGCTGCTCATCCAGGAAGGCGAGCGCCGCGGGTATCAATTGCCCATCACCAAACTCGAACGCGATACCCGGCAGAAGAAGAACATCCGGATCCGCGCCCTGCAACCGCATTGGGAGCACGGCAATCTCCGGGTGTCGACGGAGTGTCCCGCGCTCGACGACTTCCTCGAAGAGGCCAGTCGGTTCCGGACGTACAAGGAGAGCGAGCACGACGACCTCCTCGACGCCGTCGTCGATCTGTTCCAGCTGCGCCTGCGGCCGGCCCCGCCCGCGCCCCTGGCGACGAGCGGGGATCCCGAGCTCGACGCCCGCGCCGCCTTCGAGCTCGCCCTGCTCGCCACGCGCGCCGAGCGGAAGGCCCCGCCCCTCGATCGCGGCGCCCTGCGCCTGGCCTACGACCTCCACCGGCTGTCGACGGCGGCGGACACTCCACCCGAAACGATCGGGATGCGCGGAGACTTCTGGCGATGAGCGCGCGTCGCCAGCGGAGCGCGGGGCCGCCGGGCACGCCGACCGTCGAGCCTGGCCCCCCGCGGCGCGCCGTCGCGGGGCCGCCGGGCGCCACGGGGCCGGTGGCGATCTGCCGCCCGCCGCGGCCGTCCGCCCCGCGGCGGCCGCGGAGGATGCGCGGCGGGGGCACGCGCGGCGACGGCGGGGCTGTCGACCTGGTGGGGGCGGCGGCATGACCTGGTGGGGGCGCCGCGAGCGTCGAGACGAGCGTCGCGAGGAGCGTGATCCGTTCATTGCGCATCTCCGCGAGGAGATCGCCTTCTGGCGCGAACAGTTCGTGCACGAACGGCAGCGGGCGGAGTTCGCCGTCGATCGCCTCCTGGCGCAGCAGGGGCACGGCCCGGTCACCGTCCCGACGCCCAGCGAGCAGCGCGATCGCGAGGCGCACGTGCTGGAGCGCCTGGCCCAGACCGCCGAGTTCGCGAACGCAGGAGAGTAAGCCATGGCGATGCGTGAAGACCAGCTCGGGGCCGCCCTGGGGGGCGCGCCGTCCGCGATGGCGCCGCCCGGGATGCCGGCCGCCCCGATGGGCGCGCCGCCCGGCCCGCCGAGGCCGCCGGAGACCCGCTACGACCCCGGGGCCATCGTCGACCTGATCACGCGCAAGCGCGAGGAGTGGAGCCACGGGCGGAGCAATCGCCTGCGTCCGGCCTACCGCAACCTCCTGTTCCTGCGCGGGCGGCAGTGGATTCGCTGGGACCGCGGCCAGGCGCGCTATCGCGACGTGGTCCTGCCGCCCACCGTGCCGATGCCGGTGACCAACCGCTACGCCTCGACCATGGCCGCGGTGATCAGCGTGTTCGCGCGCATCGAGCCGCGCCTGAACTTCCTGCCGGCGACCGACGACACCGATGATCGGGCCGCCGCGCGGGTGGCCGGCCGCGTGATCGAGGTGATCGAGAGCGAGGTCGGCCTGCGCATGCAGCGGCAGTACCTCGCGCAGTGGGTGGGGCACACCGGCGATGCCTGGGTCGAGACGGGCTACGATCCCGATCCGCGCTGGGGCACGCGCCTGATCCCCGATCAGGCCTGTCCGGCGTGTGCCTTGCAGCAGCCGCCGACGCCGGGCGGGCAGTGTGCGGCGTGCGGGGCGCCCACCGAGGCCGCCGTGGGGCCGGACGGCCAGCCGCTCGGCCAGCAGGTGCCGATCGGGCGGATGTACACCGACGTGGTGTCGTGCTTCGAGATGTTCAGCGATCCGTCGATCGCCGACTGGACGAAACAGCGCGAGTGTCTGCGCGAGAAGTCGATGCCGTTGGATCATGCCAAGGAACGGTGGCCCGAGCTCGCCGAGCGCCTGCAGCCCGACTCGCTGGGCTCCGTGCAGGAGGCCTTCTATCAGGAGTCGCTGGCCACCCTCGGCGCGCACCTCGGCGAGAGCGCCCGCAAGCCCGACGGCGTGGTGGGCCTGGCCAAGAAGATCACCGAGACGTGGTTCTGGCAGCTGCCGACCAAGGAGTATCCCGAGGGGCTGCTCGCGATCACCCTCGGCAAGAATCACCAGCTCGCGCACGCCGGGCCGCTGCCGTATCACGACTCGCGCGGGCAGCCGTTCCTGCCGTTCACGTGGTTCCCGCAGCAGCTCGTCCCGGGCAGTGGCTGGAGCAAGACCGTCGCCGATGACGTCGCCCTCAAGCAAGCGCAGCGCAATCGGTGGGAGTCGATCATCGAGCTCGCCGGCATGTCGATGGGCAATGCCGTCTGGCTGCTGCCCGAGGGCGCCAACGTGGTGACGCTCACCGGGCATCCGGGCCAGGTGATCCGGTACTCGCCCCTGGTGCCGGCGAAGCCCGAGCGGGTCGCCGGCCAGCCGATCAACGGCAGCTTCGTCTCCTATCTAGAGAAGATCGACCAGGACCTCGAAGAGCTCGCGGCGACGTTCGACGTGATCAAGGGCTCGCGGCCGGAGGGCGTGTCCGCCGGCATCGCGCTGCAGATCCTGAACGAACGCGGCCAGAGCCGCTTCGCCCCGCTGTTCATCACGTGGGAGAGCGCCTGGGCCGCCTGGGGGGCCCAGGCCGTCGACATCTTCCGGGAGTACGTCACCGAGCCCCGGCTGCTGCAGATCATGGGGCGCGACGGGCAGTGGGAGGTCGAGAAGTTCCTCGGCGCCGACCTGGAGGGGCACGTCAACGTCGTCCCGGAGGCGGGCAGCGCCATGCCGAGGACGAACATGGCCGAGCGCGCGGAGATCGAGCAGCTGGTGTCGCTCGGCATCGTGCAGCCCCTCGATCCCGAGCAGCGCTTCAAGATCCTGGAGATCTACGGGCGCACGAAGTTCGTCGAGACCTTCGCGCTCGACGCCAAGAACGCCGTCATGGAGGACGAGGCCTTCGCGGCGCTCGCCCAGGACCCGCGGATGCAGCAGGCGGCGCCCGACGAGCTGGCCGAGCTGCAGATGCTCGACTACGAGTCGATCGTGCAGGTCTTCGCCGGCCTGGGCGTGCAGCTCCCGCGCGTGCGCCCGAGCGTCGACGATCACGGCATTCACAGCCGCGAGCACGGCCGGTTCCTGAAGGGCCAGTACAGCCAGACCCTGCCCCCGCTGGTGCAGATGCTGGCCGAGCGCCACAAGGCCATGCACGACCAGCTCTCGGCCGAGCAGATGATGGCCATGCAGCAGGCCCAGGGTGGGGGCGGGGGCACGCCTCAGCGTCCCGGCGCTCCGCCAGGTCGTGGCGCTCCCGGACGTCCGAACCAGAACCCCATGAACGCCGGGAGTTCACCCGCGCGCATGGAAGGGGAGTTCGAGGAGATGGGCCAGCAGAAGGGGGCGTGAGATGGGCCGCTGTCCGATGCACGACAACTGCGACTACGGCGCGCGGGGATCGGGCCGCGACCTGGGCTCGTTCGTCCTGCCGTCCGGCAATTCCTGCAACGTCTACCTCGACACGCTCGGGCACATCCGCGTGGAGTGGGACCGCGAGCCGTCGCCGTCGTGGCCGCGCACCGACGTCTCGTATTACGACGAGACGGTCACCCCGGCCATCTTGCGCCTCGTCGCCGATGCGACGGGCATGCCGGTGGTCGGCGTGAAGCTGCTGGCGCCCGAGAAGGGAGTCGAGTGATGCCGCGCATCGAAGAGGCGTTGGAACGGCTGGCCAGCGCGACGGAGGGCCTGCTGGTCGACGGTCCCGGGGATCGCGAGCTCGCCCAGGCGATCCGTGAAGCCGCCGTCCACATCCGCACCGGCCTGCTGGCCATCGCCCAGGCCCTGCACGAGGACGAGGTGCCCGCGCCGTCGCGCAAGCCGCGCGACAGGGATCGGTGAGCTATGCCCTGCCTTGATTGCGTCTACTTCAACAACCTGAGTCTCAGCCTGCCGGCCGAGGTCGAGCTCGCTGGCGAGGCGGTCGGCGAGTGCCGGCGCACCGCGCCGCCCGCCTCGCCGCCCGGCATCTACGATCTCGCGCGCCCGCCGCGCTGGCCCCGCCTGGTGGCCTCCGAGTGGTGCGGCGAGTACCGCGTCGGGCCGCCGGAGGCCGCGAAGCACGCGCCGAAGAAGGTCGCGCCGCCGCCCGCGCCGCCGCCCCCACCCCCACCCCCCCCACCCCCGGTGCCGGCGGGGCGGCGAGAGGTCATCGTGGGGTCGTCGGGGAAGAAGTGATGTAGGGATGCCCTGGCGGAAGCGGCCGGCGGCGCAGTGGTGGAACGTCCCGCTCGCGCTGCAGGCGAACGACAAGGAGATCGCCGCCTACTGGGCGAGCCTCTACCCCAGGGCCACCATCGTCGCCCGCCTGGAGGCGGCAACGACCGAGCCCGTCTTCTGCGAGATGGCCGTGCAGATCGGGCCGCCGATCGCTCCCCGGTACGCGCCGTGCCCGCACGCGCCGGTGCCGGGCGAGACCCGGTGCGCGCAACTGCACCTGGAGTGGCGCGACGCCCCGGCGCCCCAGCCGCAGCCCTCCCTGCAGTCTCGGGCCTTGCAGGCGCTCCGCCAGCTGGACGCCTACACGGTGTGGGCGCCGCTGCCGGACAGGCCGGCGGCGCCGCCGGAGCCTGAGCCGTACCCGACGCCGCCGCCCCGGAAGATCAAGGCGTCGGGCACCTACACCTGGCGCTACTGCAAGGGGGTGTTCGGCTTCTTCCCGGAGCCCAGGAAGCGGGACCCGGAGCTCTACGGGGTGGTGCCCTCGCACGACCTGGTCGTCCCGGAGGACCCCCACGAGGCCGAGCTCCTGGCCGCCCTCCTGGCCGCCGAGCCCCAGGAGATCGAACCGATCCCGGGGATCTTCAAACGCAAGCGCTGGAAGCGGCTCAACGGGGCGGTGCCACACTCCCGCTCGGCGCAGCGGTGCCGTAAAGTGTCACACCACCTGTAGATTCTGCTTGACGGTATCGGCGATGCCGATGGTATCGTGTCGCCGTGCCGTTGAAAGGCAATGTCCGCTATCGCGTGACGAAGAAGGGCGGCCAACCCGTGCGCCTGGCTTTTCGCGGCAAGGGCAAGGTCGTGGAGGCGAAAAACCTCTCGACCGGCGCCACGCACACCCCTCAGGAGTTCGCCAAGGATCGCGCTCGCGCCCAGAAGAGGCCCCTCGGGCGGTTGATGGAGGAGCGGTAACGCAGACCTAGTCAAACTCGCAGGTGGTCTCGACGGGGACCCGTAAGCCCCGGTCCTCGCGCCGGGGGCCTGAGAACGGAACGGGTGAGGCCGTTGGGAGAATCTTCCCGACGGCCTCATTTCGTTTCGGCCGAGCTCGCGGCGGTCGAGGTGTCGCGCGGGTTGTCCGATGGACGAGATGGAAGGCGTAGCCGCAGACAGCGGCGCGGGCTCGCCCCCCGCATTCGACAGCAGCGCGTCCCCCACGTCGGCCGCGACGCAAAACACGGACCCCGACGCGCAGGTCCCGTTTCACCAGCATCCCCGGTTCCAGCAGCTGATCGCGCAGAACCGCGAGTTCCGCGCCGGCCAGGCGCAGACCGCGGCCCACATCCGCCAGCTCACCGATCGCCTCGCCCGCTACGAGTCTTCCCAGCGTGCGCCCGTCGAGCCGCCCACCCAGGAAGTCCTGGAGGCGGCCCGCACGCTCAAGACCCTGATGCAGGCCGATCCCGAGCTGCGCGCCATCCTCCAGGCGCAGGAGCAGCTCCGGGTGCTGCCCCAGGTCTATCAGGGCTACCAGCAGCTCCACCAGGCGCACCAGCGGGGCATCGTGTCGAACGGCACGGCGCAGCTCGCGACGCTCGCCAAGGAGGCCGGGTTGTCGACCGACCCCCGGGCGCTGCGCCACGTCGAGGAGATGGTGGCCGGGGTCATTCGCTCGGACCCCGATCTCGATGCGCGATTCCGGGCCGGGGACGGCAGCGTCATCGCCGAAGCCTTCAACGAGGTGAACGCCTCGTTCCTCACGGGCCTGCGTCGCCAGCAGCACGCGGCGCTCTCCACGACGAAACAGCGCATGCAGCGACTCCCGACGCCCCTCCGTGGCGGAGGTGCGCGCGGCGCCGAGTTGCCGGACCGGCCCGAGCCGGGCCAGGAGCGGCAATTCGAGCAGCGGCTGCACCAGAAGGCCATGCAGCGGCTCGCGGAGTTGATGCCGGGGTAGACCTATGCCAGCCGGACAGGACACCACTGCCTACGACGAAGTGTTGAAGGACGTCTACGAGGGCGGGATTCGAGAAATCATCCCGACCAAGGTCAAGATGCTCGATCGCTTCCTGCAGAAGGAAGCGCGCGACTGGGGCGGCCGCGTCGTGACGTATCCCGTGCACGTGCGCCGCAACCAGGGGAGCGGCTGGGCGGCGGAGAACGGCAACCTGCCCGCCGCGCAGCAGCAGGGCTACACCAACACGCGCATCCCGATGCGGTATCAGTACGGCCGCGTTTTGCTCACCGCCCAGGTGATGAAAGCCTCGCAGGGCGAGCGCCACGCGTTCGCCGCGGCGATGGAGCAGGAGATGCGCGGCATCATCACCGACATGTCCTCAGAGCGCGGGCGCGCGATCTGGGGCGACGGGCGCGGCGTGTTCGCGCTCGTGAACGGCGATCCGGGCACCGGCACCACGGTGACCGTCGATGCGCCGGGCGGCATCGCCGGCGCGACCAACGGCGCGCGGTTCCTGAATCCCGGGATGGCGGTGGCGTTCGTCGATCCGGCGACCGGGACGATGCGCGCGTCCGCGAACCGCACCATCCAGTCCATCGCGGCGAACGGCCAGACCGTGACCGTTGATAGCGCGATGGCCGCGGCCGTCGCCGACAACGACTACATCGTGCGGGTGAACACGACCGGCGCGACGGACGTCAGCGACTCCGGCTACCAGAAGGAGATGATGGGCCTCCTCGGGCTCATCGACGACGGCACCTACGTCCAGACCCTGCACAACGTGAACCGCACCACCTACCCGCTGTGGTGCGCGAACGTGATCACCGGCGTCGGCGCGCTCTCCGCCGACGTGATCCAGCGCGGCATCGACCTCGCCGACCAGCTCGGCGACGGCGACATCAGCCTGCTCGCCATGCACCACAGCGTGCGACGCGCCTACCTGGCGGTGACCAACGACGCCCGGCGCTATGTCGGCTCGGAGCTCCTGAATCCGGACGCCGGCACCCGCGCGGCCAAGGGGCGGGATCTCAGCTTCGGCGGGATCACCGTCATGGCGGAAAAATACGCCCCCTACGGAATGATCTTCGGCATCGACGAGAGCTTCCTCACCCGCTACGTCATGACCAATGGCGAGTGGGCCGACGAGGACGGCGCGATCCTCTGCCGCGTCGGCACCGGCTCCGCGGCGAGGGATGCGTTCGAGGCCTTCTACCGGATCTGGGACAACTCGGCGTTCGAGAAGCCCGCGAGCTCGTTCCGCCTGGAAGGCGTCACCGCGACTGTCGTCGTGGCGCACGTCCACTAGGAGGCGGCCATGCTCCTCGACGACGAACAGTCCGCGCCGCCGATCGACTACCGGGTGGTGACCCTGCGCGACCGCGCGCAGGGCACCCCGCCCCTCGAAGTGCTGTTCAACGGGCAACCGTTCAAGTGGTCGCCCGAGCGCCAGGAGATGACGCTGCCCTACGTGGTGGCCCGGCACCTCCTGACGAAGGGCCACGCGCACGCGCACACCAACGAGGGCTTTGTGTGTCGGCTCGCCGCCATCAACCCGCCGCCGGAGCTCGTGATCGAGTGCGGCGGCGAGTTCATCCTCGATGCGAGCCCCGTCCAGGTCGAGACCGGCCGGATCGAGGGGTGGGACGTCGACTCGGCCGATCCGATGCGGAGCCAGGCCCAGGTCATTCCCGTGGGCGCCGTGCGCGCCGACTTTTTCAATCAGGGGATGCCGAGCCGCACCCTGATTCGCGACCACTAGGGAGGCCGCCATGTCCAACACCGCGACGCTGTACCAGCTGGCTTGTAAGGCGCAGTACGAGCGCGATGGCCTGCAGCGCGGGCTGGAGATCATGAAGCGCTGGGCGGGCGACCTGGAAGAGCTCTCCGACGCCCTGACCCTGACCGTGATCTCGCCCTCGGCGGTGGTGTCGTCCACCCCGTGGGGCACCGGGCCTGTGCGCGTGTACGCCATTCACGCGGCGTCGCCGACCGGCGCGTCCAATCCGGCGTTCGTCCAGGTGTTCAACGTCGCCTCGGGCGGCGTGACCCTCGGCACCACGCGCGCGGATATCGCGTTCAAGGTGCCGGCGGCCAAGAGCGTGACGCTCCTGTTCCTGCCGGGCAACGACGACACGATCTTCTCGACCGCGCTCACGTTCGGCGCCACCACGACCGCGGGCGGGGCGACCGGCGTGGCCGGCGCCGATACGCCAGTGGTGACCGTCCTGGCGAACAAGTGAGCGGTGACGCCGCCGTCCGGGTTCGTCAAGGACCTGCGCGCCTACGACCCCCTGCTGCGGGTGCGCTGGGGTCGGTTCACGCAGATGTGGATCATCGAGCGGAAGATGCGCGAGCAGCACCCGCAGTACGTCAGCGAGCGGCCGGCGGCGTGGAGTAAGCACAGCAAGCAGAAGGATCTCTGGGACGGGTGGCGCGAGGGGTACGTCAACGTGCTCTTCGTCCACCCGTCGCTCCTCGGCGCGCCCGTGTTCGAGGTCCTCGCGGACTGCGACACCTACCGGCACGGCGGGTTCGAGCGCTACGCGGCCAAGCTCGATGCCGCCGACGAGGCGTGGGAGCAGGGCAAGGACCGTGACGTGTCGACGTGGGCGGAAGCCGCCGCCTACGACTTCCACGATTCCCTGGCGTGGCGCGAGGGCCGGAAGATCCAGGTCCCCGGCGACCCGGCGCCGCCCAAGGACGACGTGATCCAGCGCGAGGGCTACGTGGTCCGCGATCGGAGGCATCACGATGCCTAGCGTGCCGTGGGGCCTGTCGCGGCTGCTGATGGACCCCGGACAGGCGCCGCAAGACGCCGAGGTGAACCAGGATCCGTGGACGATGCTCGATCGCTACGCGCAAGGCATGACGGCCGAGCGTCCGCAGGCGGGAGCGCAGGACTGGCTGTCCGGCCTCGCGTCGCTGGTGGGCCTGGCCGCGCCCATGCGCCTGTCGGCCTCGCAGGCAGCACCGCCGATCGACCCGAACGTGCCGGTGCGGGGCTCGCCGGTGATGAGCCGCGGCCAGCGCGTGCTGGCCGACCAGGAGCTGGTGCGGCGGGAGGCCGAGGCGCGCGACGCGATCCTCTCGCACTTCGCCAAGCGGGGGCTGAAGGCCACGCCGGAAGAAATGGAGGCGCTGAGCACGCGGTTCTCCGGCCCGCCGTTCCACGGCAATTTCAACATGGCCGACGCCGAGCGGGCCCTGATGAGCCTCCAGAGCAATCCGATGCTGCCCGGCGCGGTTCCGGGACCGCCGATCCCGACCGGCGGCCACATCCCGCCGGGCGCGTCGCTCGGGCCGCCGCCGAGTGCCAGGATTCCCCCGACGCCGTCGCGGCGGGACTTTGGGCGAGTGCAAGGCGAGAGGTGGCGAGGCCGCTGATGCGCGACGTTGTGTACGAGGCGGTCCCTCGGGATCCTGCGACGGGCATCCTCGATTTCTCCCGGGCCGTCGAGCTGACCGAGGCCGAGTACCGCCAGGGCCGCCCGGCGTGGCTGCCGCCCGAGGCGTGGGCGGCCCAGCGTTGGGTCACGCTGTGCCGAGAGGCAGAGGATGGCCGCGCCAGTCTTCGACGATAACGTCGTCGTCGACGCGGGCGCGACGGCGCTCCTGTCGCTGACGTTCTCGAAGACGAACACCGGGGCGAATCTCGGCCTCGCGGTGGGGGTCGCCGCGCGGTCGACCACGGCCGTCGTCTCCAGCGTGACGTACAACGGCGTCGGCGGCACGTCGATCGGGAGCGCCAGGAACACGCAGGCGCTCATCGACCTCTGGGAATTCAACGCGCCCGCGTCGGGGGCCAACGATGTGGTCATCACGCTGTCCGTGGCCTCCCAGATGGTCGGGATGGCCTGCTCCGCCACCGGCGTCGACCCGGCCGACGCGCTTGGGACGGCCACCGTCTCGAACAACGGCGGGGTGAATGCCGCGGCGCTCTCCGTCACCGACGC